GCCCAAGAGGCAGCGCAACTACGCAGGGAACGCGAGCAGCGCGAACGGGAAGCAAGCAAGCCAGCTATTTTGGATGCGAATCCGGAATTGGCCGATGCGATCCGCCACGTTGTCACGGACCCATCGCTGAACCAGCAACAGGAAGACCCGCGAGCGCAGTTTGCAGCGGTTGTCGAGAAGGCCCACCCGGGCATTTTCGCCAAAGACATCGACCCGGAGCTGGAGAAGGCGATTGAGGCGCGTCTGATTGCGTTGGATGACAACGCCCGTCAAGACCCTCTGGAAATGATCCGCGTGATCACGGAAGAAAAGCTGGCAGTCGCTGAGCGGCAACTTGGTAAGCGATTCGCTGCCGAAGCTGCAAAGCAGGCCCAAAAGTCCGCAATGAGCGTCCCTGGTGCTGGAGCAAAGCAGGCAGTCCAACTGCCCGCCGATCAAGCACTGGCGGAAGTTCAGCGCATCCAAAACATGAGCCCGGCGGAATTCGCCAAAGAAGTGGCTCGCGTCAAGGGCTACTAAGCCCGATAGGAAACACACATCATGGCTACCACCACCCTTTCCCAAGTCGCACCTGGCGTACAAGCCTTCTACGACCGCAACCTGCTGGAGCGGGCGCAACCCGCCGAAGTGCATGGCCGTTTCGGCCAGAAGCGCCCGATCGCGCAACGCAGCGGCAATCAGATCAAGTTCCGCCGCTACTCGCAACTGTCTGCCGCGACCACGCCGCTGACCGAGGGCGTAACGCCCTCGGGCTCTGCGCTAGCCGTGACCGACATCACCGCGACCCTGGCGCAGTATGGTGATTACGTCACCCTGTCGGACATGGTGTCCCTGACCAACCAAGACCCGGTTGTGACGGAAGCCACGGACGTTCTGGGCGACCAGGCCGGCACCACGATTGACCAGATCCGCCGCGACGTTCTGGTGGCTGGCACTTCGGTTGCCTACGCCAACGCTGTGGCGAACCGCGCTGCGGTGAACGTCAAGCTGTCCGCCACCGACCTGGACAAGGCTATCCGCGCCCTCAAGGTGCAGAACGCCAAGTTCATCAAGGACGGCATCATGCCTTCCGACAAGGTTGGCACGGGTTCGGTGCGCAAGGCGTTCATCGCCATCGTTCACCCGGATACCGAGTTCGATCTGGAAGCCATCAGCGGCTACAAGTCGGTGTCGGACTACGGCTCGATGGACGGCGTGATCGAAGACGAGATCGGCGCGTACAAGAACATCCGTTTCGTGTCGTCCACGAACGCCAAGATCTTCGCGGGCGCGGGCGCTGCTGGCACCACGACCTACAAGAACAACGGCGCGAACTTCGACGTGTACTGCACGCTGATTTTTGCGGCGAACGCTTACGGCGTGTGCCCGCTGTCGGGTCAGGCCATGAGCACCTACGTGAAGCCCCTCGGCTCTGCCGGCTCGGCTGACCCGCTGGAGCAGCGTTCGACCGTTGGCTGGAAGGCCACGACCACGACCAAGATCCTGAACGAGTCTTGGATGTATCGCATCGAGCACGCCGCCTCGGTCTAAACCCTAGCGCCCACCTAAGACGTGGGCGCGTTCACCTCTTAAGGAACCAACATGGCCTTTTCGACCAACACCCAAACGAACAGCACCGGCGTGGCGAACTACGCCGTTGGCAAGATCGTCACCGACTCTGCCACCGCTGCTGCCGCCACCCTGACGCTGGGCTTCACCCCGCGCTACTTCAAGTTCGTCAACCTGACGGACCGCATCACCGACGAGTGGTTCGAGGGCATGGCCTCGGCGTCGTCCCTGCACGAAGTCGCTGCTGGCACCAAGACGCTGGAAACGACCAACGGCATCGCTGTGTCGGGCGTCTCCGTGACCCTGACCGCGACCACGCTGGTTGCCTCCAAGACCTTCTATTGGGTCGCTGTCGGCTAAGCAACGCAGTTTCTGCAACCAGGCCCGGCTAACCCCGGGCCTTTTTCATTGGAGCCTCTGAATGAGCGAAGTCATGGAAAAGCCCGAAGTCAAAGAACCCAAAGCCGCCAAGGCTGCACCGCGCAAGGTGAAAGTCACCATCCACTCGGGCGAGGACAAGGGCGACAAAGGGGACGTTTTCCTGTCGTACAACTACAAGCCCATCCTGATCCAGCGTGATCAGCCGGTGGAGATCGATGTGGGCTACCTGGAATGCCTGAAGCACTCCATCATCGAGACGGTCGTGAAGAACGACAAGAACGAGGAAGTGGCTGTCCGCATCCCGCGCTATAACTACTCCGTCGAGCCGGTGTAATGAGCACGACCTGGACGCGCACCGCGCAGCAGATTTGCACCGACGCCCTGGAGCACATCAACGTGCTTGGCACGGGCGAGACGGCGACTGCTGGCGACATGCAAAAGGCTCTGGGGGCGCTCGATGGCGTGCTCAAGGGCTTGCCGCTGTCCGGGTTCAACTGGCCGCAGTTGTCGGGTGAGGTGGCCCTGACGTTTGCCGCTGCGCAGACGATGGCGTTGCCTACCGACTACTTCGATTTCCCGGTGGCCTGGAAGACCTTGAACGGGTACAAGGTGCCGCTGGAGCAGATCCCGCACGCCATTTGGGTCGGGATGCAGGACCGGACGGTGACGGGTGAGGCGGTAACTCACTTCTACATCAGCCCGGCCAAGGTGTTCTATCTGTGGCCCACGCCCTCGGTTGATCCGGTGGTGACGCTTCAGTACCAGAAGATCATCCCCGATGCGGACGCGACGGCAACGCCCATCGTGCCGCAGTATTGGATCGCCCCCCTCGGGTATGGCGTGGCGAACGCGCTTGGCCTGAAGTACGGCGTCCCGCAGCAGACCCGCGTCGAGATCGCCCAACGCTGGCAGGCAGAGCGTGACGGGGCTCTGGCGCTGTCTGTCCCCTCCGGCCCTATCTCCTTCTCGGTGGCCGATTGAAAGTGACTTACGGCGTCGGGTTTGTGCAGCCTCTTGCGCTGCTGGACCCGGCCTCCGGTGAGCTGGTGCCGCCGAGTGCTGACCCGCTGGAAGTTCGGCGCTGGATTGTGGGCCTGACCAAGAGGCTGCTTGCGTCGGGTGAGAAGCGCGAGATGGAGGTGAAACACACCTTCCTCGAAGGAATGTACGTCCGCGAACTGTTCATCCCCAAGGGCACGCTGCTGGTCGGGAAAATGCACAAGCTGCCCTGCGTGAATGTGGTCAGCAAGGGTGATATCAGCGTGCTTACCGAAACGGGCTCAGCCCGCGTGAAAGCGGGTTACTCGGTGGTGTCGCCCGCAGGAATTCAGAAGGTCGGTTACGCGCACGAAGACACCGTGTTCGTAAACGTCTTTCGCACTGACGAAACAGACCCGCAGAAGATCGACCAGGCCATTGCTTGGGAGGGTTTCGAGGGTTACGAAGCCCTGACGGATGGGCGAACCATAGAGGTGATTCAATGAGCGTCGCATGGGTTGGGGTGGCAGCGTCTGTCGCCGGGGGCGTCATGGCCTCGCAGTCGTCCAAGAAGGCCGCGCAGATGCAGGCGGACTCCGCTGCCGAGGCGACCCAGCTTCAGCGCGAGCAGTTCAACAAGCAGGTAGAGTTGCAAGAGCCGTTCCGTCAAACCGGCGTGGCCGCCAACAGCCGCCTTGCGTACCTGATGGGGCTTGGTGGGACTGTGCCCGCGCCTGCTGTCGGCACGACCATGACCCTGCCGGCTGCGACTCCTGCCGCCTCCGCTCCGGCCCTGAACCGTGACACGCTGCGCTCGCAGCTTCTCGGCCAGTTCACGCGCACGCAAGCCGCCGAAGCCACCCCCAAAGCCCCGAACCAACCTGCCGCTCCCAAGCCCTACGTCGATCCCAGCGCCTCCGGCTGGTCGCCTGACATGGCCTATGGCTCGCAGGAAGTCACCGACGCCAACGCAGAACAGTGGCTGGGTCAGCCTCAGCCTGGCTACGGCACCTCCACCTCCTATGTGGACGAGGCGGGGCTGAACGCCGAGATTGACCGGCTGATGGCGGCGCAAGGTCAGCAAGCACAGGCCCCGCAAGCCCCCGCCATGACGCCGGAGCAGGCTGCGGCAGCTCCGATGGCGACCACGCCGGGCTCGCTGCTGCGCACGTTCAGCGCTGCCGATTTGGAAGCCGATCCGGTCTACCAGAATGGCTTGAAGTTCGGTCTGGATGAAGGCCGCAAGGGCATCGACCGGCAAGCGGCTGCGCGGGGTTCTGCGCTCTCCGGCGCAACGCTGAAGGCCCTAACCCGCTTCGGCTCGGACTACGGCAGCACGAAGGCCAGCGACAGCTACAACCGCTTCCAGAACAATCAGAATTCCATCTACAACAAGCTCGCTGGTGTGTCGGGCGCGGGGCAGCAGGCAACCAACCAGGTGGGCAACGCCTCGCAGAACTTCGCCAACGGCGCGAGCAGCAACATCATCGGCGCGGGCAACTCGCGTGCTGCGGGTTACATCGGTAGTGGGAACGCCATCACGGGCGGGATCTCGCAGGCGGTGAACTCCTGGCAAAACAATCGCATGATGGACCGAATCTTCCCCAACGGCGGGGCGGCAACGCCGGTTGTGGATTCCGAGGCGTGGCGCACCACCGGCAGCGGTATGCCCTCCTACTTCAACTGAGGGACAGACAATGCCCATTGACGCATCCATCCCCCTCCAAGCCAAGCTCCCGCAGTTCGACAGCCCTGTAAACGGGCTTGCCCGCCTGTTCCAGATCAAGGGTCTACAGCAGCAGCAGGAGATGGGCGAACTCCAGGCCGGCGAACTGAAGCGCGGCGTGGAAGAAAACCGCCTGCTGAACGAAGCCTACAAAAGCGCGTTGAGCCCTGACGGCAAGACCGACCGGAACAAGCTGTTTTCTACTCTGGCGACCTCCGGCCTTGGCGCGAAGATCCCTGCCATCCGCAAGGGGTTGAACGAGGAAGACGCAGCGCTTGCGCTCAAGACCAAGAACGAGATTGAGGCGAAGCTGAAGAAGATCGAAGTCGCCGGGCAGATCATCTCAGGCGTCAAGGATCAGGCTACGTGGGAGATCGCCCGCCAGCAGACCGCCGAGATGTTCGGGCCGGAAGCCGCAGCGCAAATGCCGGCGCAGTATGACCCGGTGCTGGTCGAGCAAAAGCGCCGTCAAGCCATGCCGGTGAAGGATCAGCTTGAGCAGGAGTGGAAGAAGCTTGACCATGCCCTGAAGGTGGAGCAGTTCGGGGAAGTGAAGCGCCACAACGGCGCGACCGAAGGACTCACCGCGCAAGGCCAGAAGATCACGCTACGCGGCCAGGATGTCGCGGCAGAGACGGCCCGTCGTGGTCAGAACATGGCGAACGAGCGTTCCCGCGAAGCTAACGCGCTGAAGCTCGATGAAAACAACATCAAGCGCACGGAAAAGAAGGAAGTCGCCGACCTGACCAAGAGCAGCCAAGTTGCGAGCTTCGACACGATGCTGGGCACGCTGGACCGCCTCTCCACTCATCCGGGCTTGTCTCGCTCGGTGGGTTTTGTCGGCGCTTTCCCGACCGCCCCCGGTACGGACTCGGCAAACTTCCAGGCGGAACTCAATACCTTCCAGTCGCAAGCCTTCATCCCGATGGTTGCCCAGCTCAAGGGCATGGGCGCACTGTCCGACGCGGAAGGCAAGAAGCTGACCGCCGCCGTTGGCGCTCTCGATCCGAAGATGGGTGAAAAGGCGTTCCGCGAATCCGTGTCTCGCATCATCGAAGACATGGAGACGGCGCGAGAGCGTGTGTCCGGACAGCGCCGCGCTCCCGGAAAAGCTCCTGCCAACCCAACCGGAAACGCCCCGGCCAGTGGGGGGCTTACGCCTGCCGAACAGGCTGAACTGCAAGAACTGCGCAAGAGGCTTGGCAAATGAACGAGCGCGAAGAACTGGCGATGCTGCGCCGGCTGGCGGAACTGGAGGCGAAAGCCAAAGCCACGCCCGCCGCAACCGACCGGCAAAAGCTGCTTTCCAGTGCTCCGATGCGCCTGGCAAAGGGTGGCAAAGACCCAATCGACGGTGTTGCCCAGATGATCGCCAGCGAAGCAGAAAACCTGCGCACGCTCGCGCCGGAAGGGATGCGCCTCCGTCCTGGCGCGTCTCTGAACGACATTGCCAACAAGATCGGCGGCGAAGGCACGTTTCTAGGCGATGTGCTCGGCATCAAGGGCGCGACATCCAAGCAATTGAACGCGGATGTCACCTCCTCGAATGCGGAGTACGAAGCCGCCCGCACGGCGACCGGCAAGGATGGTTTCGACGCGATGCGGTTCACCGGGAACATTGCCAGCCCGGTTAACGCCGTGACGGCTCGCTTTGTGCCCCTGCCGAAGATTGGTGAGGCCAAGGCGGTGCTTGCGGCAAAGGGTGCTGTCGGCGGCGCGGCGGGCGCGGCCACTCAGCCGGTGATGGGCGAGAACTTCGCCGCAGAGAAGGCGACGCAAGTCGGGGTTGGCGCGTTTACTGGCGGCGTCCTGACGCCAGTGATGACGAAGGCGGCAGACTCCCTGGCGCGTCTGGTGCGAGACAAACTGCGCAACGGCGCTATCCCCAAGACCCCGGAAGCTATCGCCTACGAAATCAAAGCTTCGCTGGCGCGTGACGACATCGATGTGGGGGCTATTCCCAAGCAGTTGATGGACAAGCTCACGACCGAGGTGCAGGCTTCCATGAAAGCTGGCACGGAAGTTGATGCGGCGGCCTTGCTGCGTAAGCTGGATTTCGACCGTGTGGGCGTCAAGCCGCTCCTCGGCCAGATTACCCGCGACCCGACGCAGTACACCAAGGAACTGAACCTGCGCGGCGTTCAAGGCGTGGGCGAGCCCATCGCCAACCGCTTGAACGAACAGTCCGCAGCTATTGCCGGGCGTTTCCGTAAGGCGACGGCAGGGACGAAAAGCCCATACGAGGCCGGGCAGACGCTAATTTCCAGCCTCCAGGCGAAGAACAAGGAGATGGAGCAGGGCGTCCGCTCTGCCTACACCGCGTTCAAGGAGTCCACTGGCAAGGATCTGGAGGTGCCGCTGCAAGGGTTGGCGCAGGACTACGCCGCTACGCTGCGCGACTTCGGGGAGACGATCCCCTCGGCAGTCCGTGGTCAGTTTGAAGGGCTGGGGTTGCTCACTGGCAAGCAATTGAAGCTTCTGAGCATCGATGACGCGGAACGCCTGATCAAGACGATCAACAAGAACTACGACCCTTCCAACAAGCCGCAGGCGCTCGCACTGGATGAACTGCGCAAGGGCGTGCAAAACGCCATCCTGAACGTCACGGACAGCGGGGCGGGCATGGAGGCAGCGACTCTGGCTAACCTGGCGCGTGACACGGCTCGCCAGCGATTCAGCGCCATCGAGAGCACGCCTGCACTCAAGGCGGCAATCAACGCCGCTGAACCGGATGATTTCGTCAAGAAGTACGTGATCGGCGGGAAAGTTCGTGAGCTGAACGAGCTTGCCAAGCTGGTCGGGCCGGAAGGCCAGAAGACCATGCAACAGCAGATGCTGAAGTATCTGGAGGGCAAGGCGTTCGGAGCCAATGCGGCCAAGGACGGCGCTGGCCGGCAGGCGTCCTTCAATCAGGAACTGGAATCTATCGGGCGGAACAAGCTTGCTGCGATTCTCGGACCGGAGCAGACAGACGACCTGTTTGCCATCGGTCGCGTGATGGCCTACATCCAGCAACAGCCGGCAGGATCGGCGGTGAACAACTCAAACACCGGAGCGATGGTCGCCAGCATGTTTGGGAAGATCGCTGGCACGGTCAAAGGTGCTCCGTACATCAATGATTTCATCGTCAAGCCGGTAACGAGCTTTGGGGAGCGGAGCGCTGTTAAGGCGGCGCTTGCTGGTCAGCTTCCGAAACAAGCGGCCCAATTGGACGCCGAGACGGTAAACAAGCTTGCGCGGCTGATGGGGCCTGTCCCCCAATCGGCGGGCGCGGCGCTCGGCTATTCGATCAGATAGCTCCCACATGTAGCCCCAGAAGGCGACTCCAAGAGCGCCCGCGATTCCTCGCCAGATCCAGTCGTCCATCCCGCGAATCTTAGCCCTTCGGCCAAAACCGAGGGGCTTTTTCTTTGAAAGCATCCTAAATGCCGATTGTTCCGTTGTTCGGGTTGGGGCAGCAGGGGAAGTCGCCTGTCGTCACGGCACAGCGCCACTTGAACCTGTACGCCGAGATTTCCCCGGCCGGCGACAAGTCGCAAGTGTCGTTCTACGGAACCCCCGGACTAACCCTGTTCGCATCCTTCGGTGACACCCCGATTCGGGGCGCTATCGAAGTGGACGACATCGCCTATTTCGTCCACCGGGGCGTCTTCTGGGAGCTGAACAACGCCGGCATCAAGACCAACCGTGGAACCATTGGCACGACTTCGGGCCGGGTGAGCATGGCCTTCAACGGAACCCAGATCGGGATCGTGGATGGTGACAGCTTCTGGTGCTACACGATTGCCACCACGACGCTGGTTGAAGTGACCGTAGACCGCATTGGAGATCCGATCGATCTCACCTTCCAGGATGGTTACGGCATCCTGGCCTATCCGGACGGGCGGTTCCAGATCACGGCTTCCTACGACTTCACCACGCTTGATGCGCTGGAGTACGCCACCGCCGAGAGCAACCCGGACGGCATGTTGCGGGTGATCGCTGACCACGGCGAGCTTGTCCTGGCCGGCGAGAAGACCACGGAATTTTGGGGCAACACGGGCGGGCAAGACTTCCCCTACGCCAACCAGCGCGGCTCGACGCTGGAGTTTGGCCTTGTCGCTCCGTGGTCGCTGGTCAAGTTCAATGACAGCCTGGTGGGCCTGTTCAAGAACGCGATGGGTCAGTCTCAGGTCATGGTGATGGCCGGGCACGCTCTGCGCAAGATCAGCTCGCAGGAAGTCGATGCGGTGATCAACGGCTACTCCTCCGTGGCGGACGCTACCGGGTTCTCGTACATGCTCGGCGGGCATCCGATGTATCAGATCAACTTTCCGACTGCCGGGAAGTCGTGGTTGTACGACGCATCCACGGATATGTGGAGCCCGCTGGAGTCGGGGCTTGAGGGTGAGCGTCATCGCGGCGAGATTGCCGTGGACTACCTGGGCGAGATGCGCGTGTGCGACTACTCGACCGGCGATGTCTATACGCTCGACCCCAACGCCTACACGGACAACGGTACGCCCATTGCGCGGGAGATTGTCGGCAAGCACTTTGCGAGCAACTTTGACCGCGTGGCTGTTCATTCGCTCCAGGTGGATTTTGAGACGGGCGTAGGGCTGGTAACGGGGCAAGGCTCCCACCCGCAAGCCATGCTGCAAGTCTCCAAGGACAACGGCAGGACTTGGGGGAATGAGCTGTGGACCTCCATCGGCTCGATGGGTTCCTACGTGGCCCGGGTGATCTGGCGGCGACTCGGAATGTCGCGGGATTGGCTGTTCAAGATCCGGATCACTGACCCGGTGAAGGTGGTCATCACCTCGGCATCGATTGACGCGGAGCCGCGTCCTTGAACAACCGCCCGCCCATCGTTGAGGCCATCGGGTCTCCGCTCAGCCCTGGCTGGTCGAATTGGTTTAACCAGGTGTTCGCTGGTTTGGCGTGGAAGTCTGGATCGAACGTCACAGCCACGCTTGACTTCGCCTCGATTGCCTCGCTAGCTGAAGGAACGCAGACCGTCACGGTCACGGGCGCTCGAGTGGGTGACGCCGTGCAGGTCACGGCCCCGAATGTTACAGGGGTCATCTTCTCCGGTGCTGTGACCGCTGACGACACCGTGACGGTGTACGCCAAGAACTTCTCAGCGGGAGCCGTGAACCCGCCTTCCCAAGCCTTCCGAATCATCGTTCTTCAAAACTAAGGACAACCAATGACGGTGCTCTTTTCCCCCTTTGGCAATTCTCAGTACGTGGACGCGAACGGCGCTCCTGCCGTGGGCTACACGGTCGAGAGCTTCGCTGCCGGCTCCAGCTCGCCGCTTGCCACCTACACCGATTCCACGGGGCTGACGGCCAATGCAACGACCGTGACGCTCAACGCAGCCGGGCTGAACCCGGCAGGGCAGTTTTGGCTCACCTCAGGTCTGTCGTACAAGTTCATTGTCAAAGACGCTGATGGCGTGGTCGTGCAGACGGTCAACGGCGTAACTGGCGTCAATGACCCTGCCGTTGTTTCGACCACGGATCAGTGGGTCGCCTACGCGGGCACCCCCACCTACATTTCGGCTACGAGCTTCAGCGTCCCCGGCGACCAGACTTCCACGCTTCAAGTCGGACGCCGGGTCAAGACCACCAACACCTCAGGCACGGTCTATTCCACGATCAGCGCAAGCGTGTTTGGTGTCGTGACGACCGTCACGGTTGCAAACGACTCGGGAACGCTCGACTCCGGCCTGTCTGCTGTTGCCTACGGGCTGGTCACGCCGAGCAATACATCTCTTCCGGGCTGGCCCGCCTTCAGCGCGGGAAGCGCCGTCAATCAGTCCATTACCTCCGGTGTCGAGACGCAAGTCATCCTGGGCACGGAAATATTCGACACGAATGGCTGTTTCTCGGGAAGCCGCTTCACGCCCAACGTCCCCGGGTACTACCAGATCAACGGCGCGGTGAGCGGGATCGCCACCAATGGAACCGTCTATCTGGCCGCAATCTACAAGAACGGCACGAACTACACCCGGGGCGGCGTCCTTCAAATTGCGGCCAACAGCGTGGCTCAGTGGGTGACGGTGAGCGAAGTCATCTACATGAACGGCACGACCGACTACGTGGAACTGTACGGAGCTGTCACGGGCACTTCGCCGTTCTTCAACTTCGGCAGCGGCGCTGCGAACTCCAGGTTCTCGGGTGCAATGGTCCGCGTTCCGTAAGCCTACAGATCCATCACCCCGAATCGCTGCAAAGCGGTTTGTTCCTGCCCCGCACAGTAGTACGCGGCTTTCATCCCTTGTCGCGACTGAGAGGACCGCGCCCCATGACCACACAAGACGAAGCCGCAGCAGCTCTTAGAGCAAGCAAGGCGATCAACCAGCATCAGCAGCACCTGACCGAGGAATCGCGGGTGTTGCTCGCTGCGATCTTGCGCACAGAGATGCGAGACGCGGTGTCCAAGGGCATCGAAAACGTGATGACGGACGAGCGGTTTTGGGAGCGGGTGTTTGCCGTGCTCCAGAAGCAGGCGACCGAGCGGACGGGGCGCTTTGTGTGGGCTGGCGTCACGCTGGTTTTCAAGAAGGCAATGCTGATTGGCCTGTTCGCCTTGATGGCGTACTCCATCGGCGGGTGGACGTTGCTCAAAGCGATTTGGGCGGGAATGACGAAGGGGACGTGATGACCTTCCGAACCGGGCGCAAGTTCTGGCTCACCCTTGGCTGCGGCGCAGTCACCTCGCTACTGACCTACCTCGGGAAGATCGACGGCGGCACGTACAGCGTCGTGATTCTCGGGACGGTCGGGGCGTACATCGGCGGCAACGTCTATCAGAAGGCG